AAAAGTATCAGGATGAAAAAGTACTGTTGCTGACCTACTATGGTCTTGTGCCTCGTGAGTACCTGAACAACTTGGCAGAAAATAAAGACATCGTTGACTTGTTCCCTGAGAACTCAGCGGCTGAAGACTACACCGACATGGTTGAAGCCATTGTTGTGATTGCCAATGATGGCTTGTTGCTCAAAGCTGAAGAAAACCCATACATGATGAAAGATCGTCCTGTATTGAGTTACCAAGACGATACGATTCCTAATCGTTTGTTGGGTCGTGGCACAGTGGAAAAAGCATTCAATATGCAAAAAGCCATTGATGCACAGACTCGCAGTCACTTAGATTCACTCGCATTAAGCACTTCCCCCATGATTGCGATGGATGCAACTCGTCTTCCAAGGGGCATGAAGTTTGAGGTAAAGCCCGGAAAAGCTATTCTTACAAATGGCGCACCAAGCGAGATTCTTTACCCATTTAAGTTTGGTCAAACTGACCCCAACAACCTAGCCACTGCCAAAGAATTTGAGCGTATGTTGCTCCAAGCCACTGGAACATTGGATTCTCAGGGCATGGTCAGCCAATCTGCTCGTGATGGTGGTGGTATGTCGATGGCAGTAGCCTCGATCATCAAGAAATACAAGCGTACTTTGGTGAATTTCCAAGAAGATTTCTTGATTCCATTCATCAAAAAGGCGGCTTTCCGCTATATGCAGTTTGACCCAGAGCGTTATCCCTCTGTGGATATGAATTTTGTGCCTACTGCCACCCTTGGCATCATTGCTCGTGAGTATGAGCAACAGCAATTCATTGGTTTGTTGCAGACTTTGGGTGCTGAGACTCCTGTTTTGCCGATTATCCTCAAGGGTATCGTTGCAAACTCTAGTTTGAGCAACCGAATGGAGTTGATTGCCAAGTTGGATGAGATGATGCAACCCAATCCTGAGCAACAACAGATGCAACAGGCTCAACAGCAGTTGGCTATCCAAGCGGCACAGGCTCAAATTGCTGTAAACACTACAGCGGCAGAGCAAAATCGGGCTGAAGCACAGAAATTGATGGTTGAAACACAGTTAATGCCTCAAGAAGTTCAGACAAAGAACATGGCGGCAATGACAAAGAATCTTCCTAATCAGGATGACCAAGCCTCCAAAGAGTTCGACAAGCGAGTTAAGATTGCCGAATTGATGTTGAAAGAAGCAGACATCAAAAACAAGTCTAAGATTGTTGAACTGCAAATGGCAGAGAAAAACAACAAGATTTCAGGCATGGAAGAAGATTTCCTCAACCAATTGACCAAGCAATTGAGTTCTGCACAAACTGGTACTGAATAATGGATGTAGAAAAACTTGCCAAAGAGTTAATTCTCAAGAATATGACTCCTGAACAGCAGATGGCTGTTTTGGATTCAGTGCGTCAGTCAGTTCTTCAAGCCAAAGAAGTGCAAAAGAAGAAGATTGGTGAGAATGTTGACTTAGTTGTTCAAGCCCTGAAGAAGATTGAAGCTGACATTCGTTCTCGCTATGACGATGTAGGCAATGCCATTGAAAAGCGTGTTGCTTCTATCAAAGATGGTCGTGATGGTATCAACGGCAAAGATGGAAGGGATGGCAAAGATGGAAAAGCAGGTCGAGATGGCTCAAAGGGTGATAAGGGTGACGCTGGTAGAGATGGGCGTGATGGAGTGGATGGTGTTGATGGTGTTTCTGTTACCTCTGCTCGGATTGATTTTGATGGTAGTCTTATCATTGCATTGTCTTCTGGTATTGAACTCAATGTTGGTGAAGTTGTTGCTCCTGACCTTGCAGAACGCATCAAAGTCATTACTAATGGTGGCGGCACTTCTCAGTCTGTTCTTGATACTCTAGCCTCACTTCAGACTCAAATTGATAACCTGATTCCTAGTCAGACAGGAAATGCAGGAAAGTTTTTAACCACCAATGGCACAAGCACTTCATGGGCATCAGTTGCTGGTGGATTAAGTTATCAAGGCACTTGGAACGCATCTACCAACACTCCTACGCTTGCAAGTAGCACTGGCACGAATGGCTATTACTATGTAGTCTCTGTTGCTGGAACTACAAACCTGAACGGCATCACTGATTGGCAAGCAGGGGATTGGTTGATTTTCAATGGTTCAACTTGGCAAAAGATTGACCAAAGTTGGGCTATTGCTGGCGCAAACGACAACATCACCTCAATGACAGGCATCACAGGTGGCATTTCATCACCTGATTTTGTGCAGTTTGATACCACCGCAACAAATACAAATTCTGTTGGTAAGTTGTATTGGGATGACACTCAAAAGACTTTGACTGTTGGTTTGACAACTAACATTGCCGCTGATATTGGTCAGACTTTGTATGCTTATGTCACTAATGATGAAGCTATAACGATCAACAAAGGTCAGCCTGTCTATATGTATTCGGCACAGGGTGATCGGGTATCTGTTAAGTTGGCATACAACACTGGTGACGCAACATCAGCTAAGACGCTTGGTGTTTGTGCTGAGGACATTGCCGCTGGACAAGCTGGTTTGGTTCTTTGCCAAGGTGTTCAAGATGGGTTGAACCTTGGAGCGTATACGGCAGGAGATACTTTGTATCTTGGTGCAACAGCAGGAACATTAACTGCAACCAAGCCTTACGCACCTAACCACCTTGTTTATATTGGCGTGGTTGAAAGAGCCAACAGCGGCAATGGTCGTTTGTATGTTCGTATACAAAACGGCTATGAGATGGATGAGTTGCACAATGTGTCTGCTCAGAATGCTACTGATGGTCAAGTCTTAATCTATAACGACACTACAAATCTTTGGGAAAAGAACACACTAACTGATGGCACAGGTATAACCATTACTGAGGGTGCTGGTTCAATCACCATTGCCAACTCAGGCGTGTTATCAGCCATTGCTGGTACTGGCATCTCTGTTTCAGGTGCTACTGGTAATGTGACTATTTCCAATACAGGTGTTACTTCTGTTGGCGTTACATCCCCTGTTGCGTCTACTGGTGGAACAACTCCAACAATCAGTTTGGCGGCAAATTATGGTGACACTCAGAACCCTTACGCATCTAAGACTGCAAACTATGTCTTAGCCGCACCTAATGGGTCTGCTGGTGTACCAACATTCAGAGCAATTGTTGCGGCTGATATTCCTACTCTGAATCAAAATACTACTGGTAGTGCCGCATCTTTATCTGCTACTTTAGCTGTTAGTTCTGGTGGTACTGGTCAAACAAGTTATACAGATGGACAACTTCTCATTGGCAACACAACTGGAAACACTCTTACAAAAGCAACATTAACTGCAGGGACAGGAATAGCTATTACAAATGGTAATGGTTCAATTTCAATTGCCTCAACTTCGACAGGAACAGTTACAAGTGTTGCGGCAACAGTGCCATCATTTTTGTCTATTTCAGGTTCACCAATTACAACAAGTGGAACATTAGCAATTGGATTATCAGGTACTGCTTTACCAGTTGCTAATGGTGGTACAGGTGTTACAACTTCTACTGGTTCAGGTGCAGTTGTATTAGGAACATCCCCAACACTGACAACACCAACCATTAACTCTGCACAAGTTGCTACTGTGTCTGGTACTGCACCAATCTATATGTGTCGTGCTTGGATTAACTTTAATGGAACAGGTACTCCAGCTATTCGTGGCAGTGGGAATGTATCAAGCATTACGGATAATGGAACTGGCGATTACACAATTAACTTAACAACAGCAATGCCTGATGTTAATTATTGTGTATCAGGTTCAAGTGCAAATACAAATTACACAGCAACAAACAGTGGATATGCAGGTGGTTTTGGTTTAAAGAGTGCGGCATTTACTACCTCAGCATTCACAATTGGAACATCAGATGTGACTAGAACATCAACTGCGTTAAACATTGTTGCGGCATCAGACGCAAGTCATATTTGTATTACAGTATTTAGATAAAGTAAACCATGAACTCAAGAATTATTTACCCAACAGACGATGGTGGTGTTGCAGTCATCATTCCAACCATTGAATGCGGATTAACCATTGAGGAAATTGCCGCCAAGGATGTTCCTACTGGCAAGCCCTACAAGATTGTTGATGTAGCTGACATTCCATCAGACCGCACATTCCGCAACGCATGGGAGTATTCAGAGTGATTACCATCAACATTGACAAAGCCAAAACCATTGCCCATGATGCTAGACGCATAGCACGAACGATTGAGTTTGCGCCTTTGGACATTAAAGCAACCATTCCCTCTGAAGCAACAGCGGCAGAAGCGGCAAGGCAAGTTGTGCGTGATAAGTACGCCACCATGCAAACAGCCATTGATGCGGCAACCACTCTTGACGAGATCAAAGCGGCTATGCCATGACTTCAGAACTACAAAAGTATTCCTTAGAAGACTCTTTTAAATTAGAGTTTTCTGATGTTGAAATTACAACAAAATCTTGTGGGTTATGCTATGAAAAAAAGCCATTTAGCGAATTTTTAAAAAATGTCCGCTACAAAGATGGCTATTACAAACATTGTAGAAAATGCCATTATGAGGTTTATGGTAGAGACTCCCACTACAGAAGAACTTATGGCGTTACGCAACATGAATATAACTTAATGGTTGCAAAACAAGGAAGTAAGTGCAAAGTATGTGAAGTAGAGGCTGGTGATGGTCACATGAGTAGATTAGTTGTTGATCATTGTCATAAAAGTAATGAAATGCGTGGTTTAATATGCCAAAATTGTAATATGGCATTAGGAAATGCTAAAGATAATTCTGAAATCTTAAGAAAACTAGCTGATTACTTGGATGAATTTTATGACCCCAGAACTTGACAAATATTACTCCAGCCGATTTGAAATGATGGGGATGGATGGATGGAAGGATTTAATTATTGATATTGACAATATGATAGAGTCACTCAATAATATAAGCGTGATTCCTGATGAAAAGACTTTGCAATTCCGCAAAGGAGAACTTTCCATTTTGACTTGGCTGAAAACCTTGAGAGAGGTCAGCGAACGAGCCTACGAGGAATTGAATGAAAAGAATGTATGAATTTGTCTGCGAAAGTGGACACAGAATTGAGAGGTACTGTGATTATGAGGCACAGGAAACTCAATGTGAGTGCGGTGGTTCAGCCAATCGCACAATCAGCGCACCAAGCGTCAACTTGGAAGGTTGGTCGGGTCATTTTCCATCCTCATGGATGAAATTTGACAAGAAACACCGAGACAAATTGGCGCATGAGCGCAAAGCCACAACATAAGCATTTATGCCGTTGTGATCTCCTAGAACCCAAAAGTGGCAGGAAAAAGGAAAAATATGTTGATTGATAACCCAGACGAGTCGCAGAGTGAGTTAGACATTGTTGAGAGTCAGAAACTTGACTCAATCCTTGAGCAATCGTCAGATGATGTCCCTGAAAAATACAAGGGAAAACAGTTATCTGACATTATCAAGATGCACCAAGAGGCTGAAAAGCTCATTGGTAAGCAAGCTCAAGAGGTTGGTGAGGTTAGAAAGCTCGCAGATGAACTCATTAAGCAAAACCTTGCTGGCAAAGCTCAACCTATTAAAGAGGAAGAACCCGAAGTAGATTTTTTCGAGAATCCACAGGCGGCTGTTCGTAAGACTGTTGACAATCATCCTGATGTACTTGCGGCTAGACAAGCTAGTCAAGACTTCAAGAAGATGCAGATTCAGCAAAAGCTGGCGCAAGAACACCCTGATTTCGGTCAGATTGTTCAAGACCAAGACTTTGCGAATTGGGTGAAATCTTCACCTGTTCGCATTAGCTTGTATGCAAAGGCTGATGGTGAATATGATTACGACAGTGCTAACGAATTGTTGAGCACCTACAAGCAATTGAAGGGCATTAAGGCAAAACAGACTAGCGAAGCAGGGGAAACCCAACGCAAGTCAAACCTTAAGGCGGCAACTGTTGATGTTGGTGGTACTGGAGAGTCTGGAAAACGAGTTTACCGAAGGGCTGACCTTATTCGGCTGAAGATGCAAGACCCTGCAAGATACGATGCCCTCAGTGATGAAATCATGGCGGCATACGCAGAAGGCAGAGTTAAGTAACCCTAACTTTTGATCTTTTTGGAGTACACAAATGGCAACATCATTTTCCCCTAGTAACTCAGTTACTACCACCACAGCGGCGAATTTCATCCCTGAAATTTGGTCAGACGAAATCGTTGCGGCTTATAAAAAGAACCTTGTTTTAGCCAACTTGGTTATGAAGATGAACTTCAAGGGCAAGAAAGGTGACACTGTTCACATTCCTGCACCTACTCGTGGTTCTGCTTCTGCCAAAGCCGCTGAGACAGCAGTCACTTTGATTGCCGCTACCGAGTCTGAAGTCCAAGTGTCTATCAACAAGCACTATGAATATAGCCGCTTGATCGAAGACATCGTGGAAGCACAAGCTCTGAACTCCATGCGTCAGTTCTACACTTCTGATGCTGGCTACGCCTTGGCTCGTCAAGTTGATACCGACTTGGTGCAGTTGGGTCGTTTGGCTAATGGTGGTTCTACTGGTGCTCAGTACGGCTCTGCCTTTATTGGCGGTGACGGAACAACCGCTTTTGACTACACCGCAAACACCAACACTGGTAATGCGTCTGCTCTGACTGATGCCGCAATTCGCCGCACCATTCAGCGTTTGGATGACAACGACACTCCTATGGATGGTCGTTTCTTCCTGATTCCTCCCTCAAGCCGCAACACTTTGATGGGTCTGGCTCGCTACACCGAACAAGCATTTGTCGGTAATGGCAACGCTATCCAGAATGGTGAAATCGGCAACCTGTATGGTATCCCTGTGTTCACTTCTAGCAATGCTGACTCAGCTTCTGCTACATCAACATTCCCTGCATCTGGTTCTGCCATTGCTCGTGTCTGCTTGATGGGTCACAAGGACTCTATGGTTCTGGTTGAGCAAGTTGGTGTGCGTTCACAAGTTCAGTACAAGCAAGAATACCTTGCAACACTGTTCACAAGTGACACTCTGTATGGCGTAGCCGCCTTGCGTAGTGCCGCTACTGTGGGTGCGGCTAAGTCCTCATCCATGTTTGCTTTGGTTGTTCCTAGCTAATTGCAGTTGTCCCTCCTACTTCTAGCAATAGAGGTAGGGGGACTTTTTTAACCTATTAGGAGAAACAAAAATGGCAGCAGCAACAGCAGTCGTTTCCCGCCGTGGAAACGATCAATTTCGTGGCTTGTTTACAGACACTTGGGATGTTTCTTGTACTTTGGATACGGCATTAATTGCTACCACTGCTACAACTACAGACACAGTAACTGTTGCAGGAGTGGCTTTGGGTGACATGGTTCTTGGTATGTCAGTTGGTGTAAGTGAAGCTGGTTTGGTTCGCCGAGCCTATGTTTCAGCCGCTAACACTGTGACTATCGTTAGCTACAACCCAACAGCAGGCGATGTTAATTTGGCTTCAACTACATTACAACTTATCATTGGTCGTGCTGTAGTTTAATGATAGGGGGGCTAGTCCCCCCTTTCTTATTTAAGGGGTTTTATGGCTACTTTTCGTTGTCTTCAATCGGGTAATTGCGTGACTTTTACCCTCCAACATGACATTGATTCCATGAAGGGTCATCAGGGTTATGTGAGAGTTGATGAATCAGAAGTAACCATAGAATCTGTAGAATCAGAAGTTAGAACAGATACCGCCTTTCGTGCGCCTGTCATTCCCACAATTAAGCGTATGGGTAGACCAAGAAAGGTAGCAAATGTCTGAAGTTGACGCAAGAGAATTTGGCAAACTAGAAGCTCAAGTTGAGGCTCTCCAAAAAGAAGTTCATAACTTAAGTTCTGATGTAAAAGCCCTTTTAGAACTTGCCAATAAAGGCAAAGGTGGGTTTTGGGGTGGAATGATGGTTGCGTCTGCCGTTGGTGGATTGATTACTTTTGTGGCTGACAGAGTTTTTAAATAAGGAGAACGCTATGCCGATGGTTGGAAAAAAGAAGTTTCCCTACTCTGAAAAAGGGGAGAAAGAAGCAAAAGAATACGGCAAGAAAAAGGGTGTTCCTGTGACCATCATGGTTGCTATTGGAAAACCCAAAGGTATGCCTATGCGAGGTGGCAGAACTGCTACCAACATGATGAAGAAATCCTCAAGAGGTAAATAATGTCATCTTTAACCGCACCAATCACACTCCTAAATGCTGTTGTCGCAACTGGAGAATCTAAAGCTGTACAAGTCGATACTGGTCAACCAGCATTTTTGCAAGTTTCAGGAATTACATCAGCTACTGTTGCACTGCAAGGTAGCCTTGATGGTACAAACTGGTCAACCATTGGCACTGCTCTGACTGCTAACGGCATTATTACTGTCCAAAATGCTCCTAAGTATTTACGAGCAAACTGCACTGTTTTTGTAACTGGCACGATCACAGCCAAAATCATGTACTAAGGAGAAACCCTATGAAGATGACTAAATCACAGAAAAAGGTCAAGAAAGTCATGGGGGAGTACAAAGAGGGAACTCTGCACTCTGGTAAAGGTGGCAAGGTTGTAAAGAACCCTCGCCAAGCAGTTGCCATTGCTTTGAGTGAAGCAGGGATGTCTAAGCCAAAGAAGAAGATGAAATGAAAACTGGCTTGTACTCAAACATCAATGCAAAACAGGCTCGTATCAAGGCAGGGTCTGGTGAAAAGATGCGAAAAGTAGGTTCTAAAGGCGCGCCTACTGCTGAAGCATTTAAACAAGCGGCAAAGACTGCAAAGAAACCAAAAAAGGGGAAATAGATGAAAACTCCATCTTGGCAACGCTCCAAATGGATACGTTAAAAAATACAATCAAAGAATGTACTAACTGTGGTGTTACAAAAACTTTAGACTTGTTTTATACAACAGGGAAAAAAGTTGATGGATCACCAAAGTACAACTCGTGGTGTAAAAAATGTATTTCTGTTAAGCAGGTTTCTTATCACAAACGTACTTGGGGTGAAGAAAAACTCCAATACCATGCTTTTAAACGTACCAAGTCTGTGCGTACATACTTACAGTATTTAAGATCAAAAGCATTGCAACGGAAAAAAGGAAATGAAGTAATTTCTTTAGATGCGTTGGAATTGTTGTGGTACTCCCAAAATGGCAATTGTGCCTTAACAGGATGGCAAATGACAATGGAACTTGCAAATGGGGTAGTTCAGACAAATTGCAGTATAGATAGGATTGATTCCTCCATTGGATATATTGTTGGGAACGTACAACTTGTTTGCAGAATAGCAAATATTGCAAAAACCAATCTTAGCCAAGATGATTTTTATAAACTTTGTAAAGCAGTTTTGGAGAATTTAGATGCTTAAAACACCAGCATGGCAAAGAAAAGAAGGACAAAATGCCAAAGGGGGGTTGAATGCCAAGGGGAGAGCATCTTATAATGCAGAAACTGGTGGCAACTTGAAAGCACCAGTAAAGTCGGGGGATAACCCTCGCAGAGCAAGTTTCTTGGCTCGCATGGGCAATATGGCTGGTGCTGAGTACAAGGATGGTGAACCGACAAGACTGCTTCTTTCGCTAAAGGCATGGGGTGCATCCTCAAAAGCTGACGCAAAGGCAAAAGCTAAAGCTATATCCGCAAGGAACAAAGCGAAGGCAAGCAGATGACTTACTTAGAACTTGTAAACGATGTACTCGTAAGGTTGCGTGAAGCAACTGTTTCGACTGTTTCCGAAACATCTTATTCAACTCTGATTGGCAAGTTTGTCAATGATGCAAAGCGTCAGATTGAAGATGCTTTTGCATGGAATGTGCTTGGCACAACCATTACTCTTTCTACAACTTCTGGCACATACTCTTATGCACTGACTGGTGCTGGTCAGAAGTTCCAAGTTCTTGATGTTCTCAATGTCACAAGCAATTTACGCATGAAGAACATTGATTTTGCGACTATGAACAGGTATCAGAACTTCTCTACACCTGTGAATGGTATTCCTGCCTACTATGCTTTTGATGGAATTGATGGTAGCTATGACACCAAAGTAACGCTGTATCCTCGCCCTGATGGTGTGTATAGCATCCCATTTAGCCTAACAGTTCCACAAGCCACTTTGTCATCAGACTCTACTATTGTCAAAGTACCTGATGTTTTAGTTTCTCAGAATGCTTATGCTCGTGCATTGGTAGAGCGTGGTGAGGATGGTGGTCTGTCTTCATCTGAGGCTTATCTGTTATATAGGTCAATGCTCTCTGACTACATTGCCTTGGAAGGCACTCGCTATCCTGAGAATCAGGAGTTTGTGGCAGTATGAGTCAACCGATTCAAACTTACAGCATCTCGGCTCCGGGATTCTACGGACTCAACACTCAAGACTCGCCTCTTGATTTGAATGCTGGCTTTGCTCTGGTTGCAACTAATTGCATCATTGACCAATATGGTCGTATTGGTTCACGCAAAGGTTGGTCAAGGGTTAATGCATCGTCTGGTGACTTGGGCGCAAATGATGTCAAGGTTATCCATGAGTTAGTTCAGGCTGATGGCACTTTGACTGTTTTGTTTGCTGGTAACAACAAGATTTTCAAGTTGAGTTCCACAAACACTGTGGTTGAACTCACCTATGGGGGTGGGGGTACTGCACCAACTATTACTGCAAGCAATTGGCAGTGTGCATCTTTGAATGGCATCACATATTTCTTTCAGTCTGGTCACAATCCATTGATTTATGACCCTGCGGTATCAACTACAACATATCGCAGAGTTTCTGAGAAAACAGGTTATCAAGCTACTGCTCCTGATGCAGACATTGTGATTTCTGCTTTTGGTCGTTTGTGGGCGGCTAATACTACCTCTGTGAATGCAACTGTTTACTTCAGTGACTTGATTGCTGGTCATGTGTGGTCAACAGGTACTGCTGGCTCATTGAATGTGAACAATGTGTGGGTAAATGGTGCTGACCAGATCACTGGTTTAGCGGCTCATAATGGGTTCTTGTTTATCTTTGGTAAGCGTCAAATTCTTGTATATCAAGGGGCTACAGCACCATCAACCATGTCAATCAGTGACACTGTTGAAGGTATTGGTTGCATTGCAAGAGACAGTATTCAGACCACAAGCACTGATGTTTTATTCTTGTCAAACTCTGGTGTCAGATCATTGATGAGAACGATTCAAGAGAAGTCTGCTCCTGAGAGAGACTTGTCTAAGAATATTCGTAATGATTTGATGGGTGCTGTGGCTGGTGAGACGTTGACCAACATCAAGTCTGTCTATTCAGAGCGTGAAGCGTTCTATCTGTTGGTAACTCCTAGCATTGACACTACTTGGTGTTTTGATACCAAGGCTTATTTGCCTGATGGTTCTGCAAGGGTGACTACTTGGGATTCAATCACGCCTAAGTCTTTGCTTTCTCGCAGAGATGGAAGCCTTTACATTGGTAAGAATGGTTATGTAGGTTATTACAACACCTATCAAGATTACCAATCTTCTTATCGTATGTTGTATTACACAAACCATGCTGACCTTGGCGATCAGAATGTCACTTCAATCTTGAAGAAGTTGTCTACTGTTGTGATTGGTGGAACAAATCAAGTGGTTACATTCAAATGGGGTTTTGACTTCAAGACAAACTATTTGTCTGACAATGCAGTTATTCCAACACAAGGTGTTTATTACTACGGAATTGCTGAGTATGGTGCAAACGCAACAACGATTGCTTATTATTCTGATGGCGTTGCATTGCAGACATTGGTAGTTCCAGCGTCAGGTTCTGGCAAAGTTGTTCAAACAGGTTATGAATCAGACATCAATGGCACTGCATTGTCGATTCAAAAGATTGAAATTCAAGCCAAAAATGGCAAGATGACTTAAAGGGAAATTATGAGTGACTACACCAAAAGCACGAACTTTGCCACCAAAGACAATTTGTCTTCTGGCAATCCTTTGAAGATTGTCAAAGGCACAGAGATTGATACTGAGTTCAACAATATTCAAACTGCTGTTGCAACCAAAGCAGATTTGGTAAGTCCTACCTTTACTGGTACGCCCACACTACCAACAGGTACTATTGCGACTACTCAGTCTGCTGGCAGTAATACAACCACTATAGCAACCACTGCTTTTGTTCAAGCGGCAATTGCTTTATTGTATCCAGTTGGTTCAATCTACACAAATGCTTCTGTCAGCACTAACCCTGCAACATTGCTTGGTTTTGGCACATGGACTGCATTTGCCGCTGGTCGTGTAATGGTTGGTTTTGATTCAGGTAATGCACTGTTTGACACTGCTGAAGAAACTGGCGGTAGTGCAGATGCAATTGTTGTAAGCCACACCCACACAGCAACAGTGACAGACAGTGGACACTTTCATAAATGGGGAAGTTCGCCAGTTACAACTAGAGAGTCAGGGGTAGCAGGGCAATACGACGGAACTGGCTCTACTCAAAACAATACCAGCACAGTAACAACTGGAATTAGCGTATCTAATAGTACAACTGGTTCAAGTGGAACAAATGCTAACTATCAGCCGTACATTACTGTTTATATGTGGAAAAGGGCTTCTTAATGATGATGCAAGACCCTGAATATCGCATTATTCATCACTTCAGTGATGGGTTGTATGCCAAGGAGTCATTCTTTACTGCTGGAATGAGCATCTTGAAGCATACGCATGACTTTAGTCATTTGTCGATATTGGCTCATGGCAAGGTTGCTGTGTTGCGTGGTACTGAGATTGATATTTATTCTGCGCCAGCGTGTATTGAGATTGAAGCAGGATTGACTCATGGAGTCAAAGCGATAACAGATTGTGTTTGGTTTTGTATTCATGCCACTGACGAGAAAGACCCGTCTAAAGTGGATGAGATTTTGATTAAAGGAGAATGATATGCCAATAGCCGCCGCCGCAATAATGGGAGGTGCGTCACTATTAGGTGGTGCAATGCAAAGTAGAGCCGCCAAAGGTGCGGCTGAACAATCTGCTCAGGCTCAACTTGAGGCGGCACGAATTGCGGCTGAAGCGGCTAAGTTTCGCCCTGTAGGTGTAACTACTCGCTTTGGTAGCTCTAATTTCCAGTTTGACCCTAGTGGTTATCTAACTGGTGCTGGTTACACAGTATCTCCTGAACTAAAAGGCTATCAAGACCGATTACAGGCTCTCACAGGTACTGCTTTAACTGATGCAGAATTAGCTAGAACGCAATATCAACCTTTGCAAACTGGTGCTACAGGACTGTTTAATCTTGGTCAGCAATATCTACAACAGTCCCCTGAGCAAGTTGCACAGAAATATATGCAACAGCAACAGGATTTGCTTGCCCCTAGTCGTGAAAGACAGATGGCTCAGTTGCAAAACCAGTTGTTCCAAACAGGTCGTGGTGGCTTATCTGTAGGTGCTACAGGATTGCGTCCAAGTGGTGCTGGTGGTTTGGGTGCTACAACTCCTGAGATGGAAGCCTACTACAACGCATTGGCTCAACAAGACTTGGCACTTGCTTCACAAGCTCAACAAGCTGGACAGCAAAATGTGGCTTTTGGTGCAGGGTTACTAGGTTCTGGTGCTGGCTTAATGGGTCAGTATCAAGCTGGTCAAGTCGGTGCATTAAGTCCATTCAGTACATATTTGGGTGCTGGCTCTACTATTGAGTCTCTTGGTCAACAACCTTTAGCTTTGGGTTCTGAACTTGGCGGTCGTTCTGCGACTGCTGGTGCTAATGTTGGTCAATCATTGCTTACTGGTGGCATGAGTGCGGCTAAAACTCTCCAAGGGGCGGCTGGTAGTGGACTTGGACTTGGCTTAATGAACTTGGGTAGAAGTCCTGAGTTTGGTAGTGGTGTGGCTAATGCTTTATCAGGCATAAACTTTGGGTTTGGTTCTGCTCCATCTGGTGCGGCTGGTTACAACATCAGCCCATCAGCATTTGGTGAATACTACGGCATTTAAGGATAAATCATGGCAACATCAGAAATCTTAGGTTTATTCGCAAGCCCACAGCAGTATGAGCAACAGCGTCAAGCCGCTATGGAGGCTCAAGCCTTGCGTATGGCTGAACTTAACCCCATGCAACAAGGTCAGTATGGCATTGCTCTTGGCGCACAGCAATTAGGTCGTGCCATTGGTGGTGCTTTGGGTGGTGTAGACCCACAGTTGCAGAAGATCACTCAGCGTCAGCAGTTGCTTGGCATGATCGACCCAAGCAATCCTGATTCTTATGCTCAAGCAATTCAAGCCGCAATACAAACTGGTGACCAAGAAGCGGCATTCCTTTTGCGTAATGAGATGATGAAGGTTAAGCAACAGTTTCAAGAGCAACAGTTAGGACAGTTAAAGACAGAAGATTATCTGACTCAGCGTGGCTTGGGTATTCAATCCAGAGGTCTTGAGGCACAAGCACAAGAGTTGTCTAAACAACTTAGAAATACTGATGGCACTATCAATGAGGAAGTCAAAGCCAAGATGCTTGCATTTCCTCAAGGTCGTGCCGCTATTTCTGAATTGGCTAAGATCATTCCTGACTTGCGTAAGATTGGTGCTATGGGTGTGCCAGAGGAAGACCCATTCAAGATTTTTATTGATGACGCAAGCATCCCTGCAAATGTGAAGACTCTTGCAACTCAATACTCAAGTAGTTTTGCCAAAGGAATGATTGACCCTGACAAGGTTGATGCAAGGGTCAAAGACTTGGCTGATATGACTCAGCGGATTAACCAATTCGATCAATCACAACAACAAATCAAAGCCAATCAAGATTCAATGGCGGCTCTGAAAGTGCAAGGTCTTGAGAACTCTCAGGCATATCTTGCATTGGCACAGTCACAAGCTAAGTTGGCAGAACAACAAAACACATTTAATCAGCAAATGAGGGTGGCTGAAGCTAATCGTAAGCGTCAAGAAGATATTGACAAGGCAGAGGCAAAGAGAAGAGAAGCAGAGCAAAAAGCAGAAGAAAAAAGAAATAAACCTCTTAGAGCAGACTTGGCTAAAGATGAAGAAGCTGATTACACGAAGGCAAGTGAAGCTAGGAATCTGGCTGTTGAAGCCAATGATTATGTAAACAGCATCAAGGCTGGCAATATCAAGTTTGGATTGAAAGATCGTGCTTCTATTGCGATTAGAAGTGCGGCAGGGTCAAATGACCCTGATGTAGTTGCAAGAAATGACTTTGAGAGGTTCAAGACTCGCCTTGTCAATGAGTCTTTGCGCCTCAACAAGGGTACTCAAACAGAGGGTGATGCACAGCGTTCAATCAAAGAGTTGCAAGGTGCTGAGTCTGAGGTTGATGCCGCTAAAGCAATCAACACACTGGCTCTACTTAACGCTAGAAAAGTCTCTGATGCACAGAAATCAATTGAAAGACGCAGAAGGAATGCAAACTTAGCATTGCCTGAAGTACCAATTGAGCCATTGAGTTTTGAACCTCAGACATTCACGCAAAAAGATGTTGACTCATTCTTGAAGAATCCTAAGTATCCAAAAGGCACTATTTTTGTTGACCCTAAAGGGGTTAGAAGGGTGAAACCATAATGGTAGATTACACAACATTGCCTTTGGCTGATGATGTTGAAGCATCTAACGCACAAGCTATCCAATCAACCTTTGCACCAAAAGTAACCTATAACCCACTAGTCGAGACTGTCAGGTCTGTGGGTCAAGGTGCAACCTTTGGCACTTTGGATGAAATTGAGGCGGCATTACGCACAGGCTCTATCAGCAATGATGAGTATGTGAAATTGCGTGACCAGTTGCGAGGTCAACAAAGACAGTTTGGTGAGGACTTCCCTGCTGTTAAGACTCCTGTTGAATTGGCTGGTGGATTTGCTATTCCTTTTGGTGCGGCTCGTCAGGTTCAAAGATTAGCACCAGAAACACAAGCACTGATAACTGGCACAACAACAATGGGTCAGGTCGGTAGAGCCACTGCTTTAGGCACAGGAACTGGTGCATTAGCAGGGTATGGCTATGCAGAGGGAGATGCTGGCTCAGAGGCGGTAACAGGTGCTGTTTTTGGTGGCGTATTGGGTGGTACTGTTCCCATCGTTATCAACAAAGCTGGCTCAGTCATTAAGAATGTGTTGAACTCTGCCGGCATTGGTGACCAAGCAACAGCATCATCCAAGATGTTGGCTAATTACATGGAGAAGGACAATCTCACACCTCAAGAGGCTCAACAAGCACTTGATGAGTTGAGAAGAATTGGTGTGCCTAACCCTGTCATTGCCGACTTGGGCGCAAACTTGAAAAGTCTAGGCTACAACGCTTATATCGTTCAGTCTAAAGCCAAGGGTGCTACTGAAGAGTTCCTTGCAAGTAGACTGATTGACCAACCTAACGATATTGTCAAGGGATTGGTTCAAAAGGCAGGGTTGGCTAAAGATGTCAATGGTTTCCAATATTTAGATGCACTTGCTGAATCTCAATCTTTGAAGGCAAGTCAGGCGTACCCAAATGCTTACCGCATAGACATTGATGCAAGACCATTCAGAGAATACATTGACAGAGATGTATTTAAAAACGCATATAAAAATGCAGTAAGAAGTGCAGATACCAAGGGCATCAAGTTGCCTAGTTTGGACGCTATCCGCAATGCTCAATCAGTTCCCACAGATATATTGCACAAAATAAAGATGGGTCTTGATACAGTGATTGAGGGAGAAACAGACGCTGTAACAGGCAAAGTTTCTAGCTATGGTCGTGATGTCGTCAATGTCAAGAATGAATTTAACGACAAGATCAAGGCACTCAATAACGATTACAAATTAGCCAATGCTGAATTTGCTGATGCTTCACGCATTAGGAATTCATTTGAGATGGGGCAAAAGTACCAAACACTTGACCCCAAACAGGCGGCATCTAATATCAAGAAGATGAACAATGACGAGAAAGAAGCGTTCAGACTTGGCATGATGGCAGACATCAATGCCAGACTTGGAAAATACAAGGGTGGAGACTTCACCAGAGAGATATTCAAGTCTGACAACCAGAAATTGCTTATTCGTAACGCATTCACCGACACTGTTGACGCTAATGGCAATGTCATTAAGTCAGCACAGGATGCTTACACTGAGTTCTCTCAGTATGTAAAAGGCTTGACCGATCAAAGCAAGACCGCTAAGAAGATCATTGCTGGTTCACCTAGCGGTGAGCGTATAGCTAGTACAGATCAAGCCAGAGAAATGGCTGGTATGGCTCAAAGTGCGGCAAGTGGCGATGTATTTGGTTTGATGAGAGCCGCTGGCTCATCATTGCTTGCAAGAGCAAAGGGCATCAGTAGCGAGTCATCTGAAATATTGCAAGGAAAACTGTTCAGTGCTGACCCGATAGAACAACGAGCAATCCTTGCTGAGTTGAATCGCAGAGCAAGAACACCCAAGACAGGCTTGTTATCTGGTGCGGCTGGTGTTGGTACTGCCACTGGCATCGTAGGAGACTGAAATTGATCCGATCACGATTTGCCTCATGGCGGCAGGGCTTGTCTCAAAAATACAGCAGTCTGTTGAATTGTACAAATCAGCTCGTGAGCATTTTGTCCAAGTCAAAGCCACTGCTGATGAAGTTGTGGCTATCGGCAAGGAACTTGGTGGCTTATGGAGCAAGCTACGCAAGTTCTTTGCTGGTAGCCCAAAGCCTCAAGTTGCAAAGCCTGTGGCTAAGTCTAAGAAGCCTACTTATGTCGATGTGGATGAAACTCAAGTCAAGATTGGGATTGTCCAAGACTTAACAGCGTTTTTTAAATTGCAGGAGCAATTAGCTGAACACATACGATCTGAGGAGTTGAAAAGCATAACAGTCTATGACCCTAACCAGAATCATATGGAAGCGGCTTTGAAGAGGGTGATGGCGGCTCAAGAGATGGAAAGATTGACAGTTCAAATAAGAGAGTGTCTCGTCTATAACGCTCCTAGTGAAATGGGTGCTTTGTACAGTTCAGTTTACGAGATGAAGGACAAGATTGAAGAGGAGCAGACGCAAGCAAGGTTAAAAGAAGAGGCTAAAAAGAGGCAAGAACTATGGCTACGCAAGGAAGAACAAAGAAACTTCCAGTTAAAGCTAGGGTATCTAGCCGTGACTTTTATATTCCTCCTGTACCTGTGGATGTGGTTGTTGTTCGTAAGTCAGTGGAGGAAGACATAATGGGATGGATTGCCGCTTGTGTCTTGATTGCTTTGCTGTTGCCATTGATGGGGTTTCTTTATCTTGACATCTTAGAGACTAAAAATGAGGCAAAGTCTCAGATTGAAAAAGTCGAGAAGTTAAGGCGGCAAGTGGAACAAAAAGAGAGGGAGAAAGAGAAATGAAAATAGTTTGCTTGATGGCACTGGTTCTATTGTCTGCCTGTGAAGATAGGTTTAGATATAAGTGCCAAGACCCCCAGAATTGGCAAAATGCCGAATGTAAGCCCCCAATCTGTACCGCTACAGGTACTTGCCCAGAGCAACTCGTTAAACCTGAACAGGAGAAAAAGTAATGCCAACAGTAGGATTTAAACCAAACAACCGAATGACCGCGGAAGAGATTGAAGTCCGAATTTGGGCAATCGTCATCTTCTCCCTGACCATGATTCTTCTTGGCTCTGTAGCTATGTTCCTATACAGCGTTTCATTTGTTACGCAACCAATGTCAGGCATGGCGGCAATTGACAAGGTATATACACAGCAAATCAATACCATCATGGTGTTTATCACTGGTGTTTTGGGTGGTGTGGCTGGTCGTAGTGCTGTGTCTGCCAGTGCCAAGGCTATTGCCAAGGCAGACGCTGACGCTGACTCAGAGCCACCAACACCATGAGCCTATTCAACCCTTATGTGATTCTTGGCATCGTCTTAGCGGTGCTGAGTTCCTTTGGCAGTGGGTACTGGAAAGGCTCAAAGGATGAGGTAACTCGTCAGCAACTTGAGATTGCCCAACTTAACGCTGAAGCTAGGCAGAAGGAACAAATCCTAGTTTCAGCAATCCAAACCCAAACCACTAAACTTCAGAAAGCAAATCAAGATGCCAAACTTGCTCAACAAAAACGTAACGCTGACATTGATTCTGGTGCTCTCAGGTTGCGGATTCCTGTCAAAGCAACCCACTGCCCCATACAAGCCACCACAGATACCGCCCCTGCCACCAGAGATAGCGGTGAAGAGAGAGCCGAACTTGACGCAGAGACTGCTCGATCTCTTGTCTCCATCACCGACTCAGGAGATGAAGCAATCAGACAACTCACAGCCTGTCAGCAAGCCTACGAATCCATCTACCAAACCTTGAAAGGAAAACCATGAACTTATCAGCCAACTTCACCCTGAAAGAACTCACCAGATCAGATACTGCTGATCGTCTGGACATTGACAACACGCCAAATGAAGAGCAAATAGAAGCATTGCGTTTATTGTGTGAAAATATCCTGCAACCTGTGCGTGACCACTTTGGCAAGCCTGTCAAGATCAATTCAGGCTTTAGGTGTCCTACTTTGAACCAGGCTACAGGAGGTTCAGCAACCTCAGACCATTGCAAGGGTCAAGCCTGTGATTTTGAAATTGATGGTGTATCCAATCCCGATTTGGCTCAGTGGATTGCTGACAATCTCAAATACACTCAATTGATCTTAGAGTTCTACACCCAAGGTCAGCCAAGCTCAGGGTGGGTTCACGCCTCGTTTAATCCTGAGAATCTTAAATGTCAAGAACTGACTGCTGTCAAGGTGGCGGGGAAGACTCAGTATCTGAATGGACTCGTAGCGTAAGCAGTCTCTTGCAAAAGTGCTTGTGGATGAGGTGTTCGTACAGAATCACCTCTCCACACTTCTGGCATAACCAAGCCACTCCCTCATCTACCTTAGTCTCCCTCTCGCCTCGCAGACCTCTGCTTCTGCCATAAAAGGTGCGTATCTTGACAATCATTTCTTGGAATTTGCCTTTGAGTAGGTGAGGCATTGCTTGCGTTCATTTAAAGACTGTTCTATCTTCCTCATTTGCTCTCTTCGGTTCTCGCCATTCATCTTTGCCACAGTAATCATCTTGAGTTTCGAGTCTGTTGTCCAGATTGAAGGTTGACCTTTGTAGTCCCATGCTGAATTCATCGCTTCATTCCCCTAATAAATATCCCAAACGAACTCAAAGTATCCTTACCAAACCCTTGCATCTTCTCAATCTCGACAGCCACCTGTTCAAGAATGTCATTCCTGAGTTCGTCATAGACCTCTTGTTGGGTTTTGTACTCCTCAACCTGTCTCTTTCTGTTCAGTGATTCATTCATGCCCAAACTCCTGAAGTTCTGTGATGCGTTTGTAAAGCCTAAATATTCTTTGCTCGTTGTAGTTCACGATGGCTTGCGAATACTCGACTGAGGTTTCTGCTTGCAACTTGGCAAGTTGTGCCTCTGTCAGTTCCTTTTGCACCATCTCCAAAGGAGTTTTTGGTCTGAGCAAATCCTTGACATACTTGATCGTTAATTCTCGCCAGTTCATGTTTTCCTTTTCTTTGATGGTTTGAACTTCCCTGCCTTGCGAAAGATGGTACGCAAACTGTTGTAGTTGACTCCAAATCTGTTTGCAATTTCTAGCTTGCTAAAGCCTTGGTCAAACAAACTGAATGCTCTACGCTCGTCAATGGTGGGTAGCTTCCTACCTGACCCTTGTCTTGCGCCACCTTTCATGCCCTACCCTTGTGGTTAAAAACAAATCCTTTTTTGATCTTTGAGTCGGTGCAACTGTAGGTTTTTGCACCCACATCTCTGACCCACTTCTGGCAATCTGGACATTTCACTCTTTTTCGCTTTCTTTTAGTAACCACCATACAAACGCTACGCAAACTGCTATTCCCAATGCGAATCCGAATATCACTATCAGCATGAAACTTACTATGGTTTCTAGCATTTGTTGTCTCCTTAGAGTCAAAGTAAAAGAGTGCGCCAGCACAAAGCAAAGCTATGATGACCTTGTGCCAGTGGTTCATTTGGTGGCAACAATCAAATCAAGTTCAGTATCTTTCAACTGTTCCTTGATAATTGTCAACTCTTGTTCAATTGCTGTGAGTTTCTTGTCCATGCGTTCTCTGGTCAACTTCTCAGCGTGGCAGTACCCAATCAAGGATGCGTCAGTTGCCACCTTGCGGATGAGTTGAATGATCTGGTCACGGCTCATAAAGCCACCAGCGATGTCTTTGGATGGCGCAATCTTGGCAATCAATTCCTCTAAGTCTTTTTCGATGCTCATGCTGTCTCTCCTTGTGGTTGTGATGAATTCCATGCGTGTTGCAAGGCGGTGAAGTTCATAGGTGCAATGGTGACTGTGGACAGGAACAAGCCCTTACCATGCGTTCTGCGCCCCCAATCATCAGTTGCCTTGATGTTCTTAAGTTCATTCTTTTTGACTGCGCCATAGACGCTGTTGGGCTTGAATCCACCCTCTACCAACTCTTCCATAGTGCGAGGTTCTTGGCAGAAGTCTTGTAGGGGTGTCATGCTTCCCTCACTTTCATCATTGCGTCTGCCATTGAGTACGCATCACTCGCTACTTCACTTGCTGGAGAGTTCATCAAATGATCTGGATATTGACGCAATAATGCTTGCATAGCCTGCGCCGCAAAGTAGTCACGCAAACTGCATTTGGCAATCTTTGTCAACCACATAACGCTAAGAAAACCAAGAACTAAATAACCAATTGTTTCGTAAACTTCAATCATTTCACCATCTCCTTTGCAATCTCAATCAAGAAAGGCACAGCCAGAATCAAGCCCACTAGGGTGGCTTGCAGGGTTTGCTTAATTGTCATCATCATTCTCCTCACAGAGTTCACAGGTTGGGTGGTCGGGGTCACGGCAGTCGGGGTGGTTGAGCAGTTGGAAGCGGTAGCGTCTTTGGTGCAGAGCCTCCGCTTTGATCTCCTCTGCTTCTGATTCGTCAATGGGGTACATGGTTGTCCTTAAAGTTGGGGGTCTATGCCCCCTTGGGTTAATAAGTTCTGAGGCAAGACTCAGGCAGAGACAAACCACCACGCATCAATTTGCCGGTGACTTCGTTCAACTCTTTGAGAGCCGCCCAACGCTCGCCATCAGCACCAATGCTGAAAGACAAGATAACAAAAACACCAGCGTTTTTGCCACGAACTATTTGATTGAGAGAGAACATCGAAAACCTCCAGAAAGTTGAATTGCGTTGTTGATGTAGTGAATCATATAGCAATTAACTACCTTGTCAACTACCCTGCAACCAATCCCCCACAATTAACTCAACTATTAAATCACAAAGGGCTTGACCAATGAATTAAAAGTCTATAGACTCCCCCATCACTATGACCACACAAACTATGCAAACCATTGAAAACATTAAGGAAAAGGCTGAAGTGGCTGGCTACACCATCACCGATGTTGCTCGTCATGCTGGCTTTCACCCTGCCCAAGTCTCCAGATATGCCACAGGTAAAACCATACCACTTGTCACCACCATCAGGCGGTTGGATGAATCAGTAGATTCCCTTATTCAGAGCCGTTTTAAGGCCATCAGAGGGCTTCTCAATGACTAGGCGCACCATTGGTATTGATTGCGGTCTGAATGGTGCTCTAGCCCTGATAGTCGATGGGGAACTCGTTAAGGTTGAGGATATGCCCACAGTCACCCTCACCCGAAACGGCAAGAACAAGCGTCAGGTGTCAGTGCCTGAGTTGGTTCAGATCGTCAAGGACTTTGACCCCAACGAGGCATTCACCGAAAAAGTGTTTGCTATGAGTGGGCAAGGCGTGACCAGTGTATTTTCTCTAGGGCGCAGTCTTGGTGTTGTAGAGGGTGTGTTAACAGCCCTACAGATCAAGACCACCATGATGACCCCACAGACTTGGATTAAGGCAATGGGTGTTGTTGGTGGCAAGGATGGGTCAAGAGCCAGAGCGATGGAACTGTTCCCTGACCATTTAAGCCTATTCAAGAGGGTCAAGGATGATGGGCGTAGTGATGCCAGTTTGATTGCACTTTGGGGGTATCGCAATGGATAACAAAGAACGAGACACTTTGCGTGAGCACATCGTCTGGCTTGCCTCTCAACTTGAGCAAGAGAGAAAGCAAAACCAGAACACTGTTGTGTTCTTAAAGCGTATTCTTGACCCTGAAGACTTGGGTCATGCAGTATCAAACGAAACCAGACAACTAGCCTACCAATTACTCATTGAACATCACCACATTGAAAGAACATCATGGCAACAAAGCAACTAAACATCAGACCATCAGGTATTGGACGCACCATTGCTTGTCCTGCAAGCGTCAGGTTATCAGCACAAATGCCTTATGTTGAAGGTGGCGATGCGGCAAAGATTGGAACAGCAATTCATGCCTTGGCAGAGCATTGCTATAAGACTATTTCAGACCCCATGACCTTTGTCGGTAAAGAGTTTGAGGGCATCACAATGACAGAGGAGAACTGTGACTTTGCAATGCAACACCTACAAGCCATTTGGGACATAGAGGTAGAGTTGGGAGATGGGACAGTATCTGTTGAGAAGTTCCTACCCTACCAAGAATCTCCTACATACAAATGCGGTGGCACTGCTGATGTCATTGGTATCAGTAAAGAGAAACGCAAGATCATCATTGCAGACCTCAAAACTGGTAGAGGGTATGTTGATGCTGAGAGTGAGCAACTCAAACTCTACGCATTGGCGGCTATGGAGTCTGGTGGTCTATACCAAGATATAGACACGATTGAGTTGTGGATTATCCAACCCCATCATGGTGAGGTACGCAAGCACTCAATGACAACTCAAGAGTTGGTTGATTGGGAGCATTACATCCTGATCCCTGCCATTGAGAATGTCCTGAACCCTGCATTCCCTCCTGTACCCTCTGACTCTGCTTGCCAATACTGTGCGGCCAAGACTATTTGCCCTGCACAAGCAAACATGGTTGAGGTAGTTCACTCTGCACCTCCAGTTGAAGTCTTGACAGAGGAACAGATCAGCGTCTTGCTGATTAAATTCGATATGGTTGAGGACTACATTAAGGCGGTGAGAGATCACGCCCTTAAACGCATGGAAAAGGGTGCTGTGATTGCTGGATGGCAACTCGCACCTAAGAGAGCGTTGAGGTCTTGGGCTTCAGAAGATGAGGCTTATAAAGGACTTCTAGCTTTGGGACTTGATAAAGATCAAGTAATGAAGACCGAACTCATCACCCCTGCACAAGCAGAGAAACTGCTAACAAAAGACCTTAAGCCTAATCTAGAACCTTTAACTTCTCGCATATCTTCAGGATTGACGCTTGCCAGAGACAAGGGTATTAGTCAATAATCCCAACCCCAATCCCCCACAGTGACATCAGTCACATTTTTCAACTTCAACTTTAAACAGGAAACATCAAATGAACTTAAACCTTTCAAACAGCGGTGGTAGCGGTAACTACATTCGCTTCTCTCCTCAATCAAACGCATGGACTAACCAAGATGGTGAATTCACCTTTGAGAAGTCGGTCTTTGACTATGAGAACTTGGAAACAGGTTGGATGCTGATAGCTACTGGCATCTTTGAATTCTTGCCAGACAGCGGTCTTGGTCAGAAAGGCGCACAGCCAAGTGCAGAGCATAAGCGTGGCTTTCGGGCAACTTTCTTCAACAAAACGATGGGCGTTGCCGAATTTAGTGCCAACGGTGCGGGTGCAAACATGGGCTTAGAAGCCCTGTGGAAGCAAGTGCAAGCACAGCAATCAGCTAACCCTAGCAAGTTGCCTGTGGTCGAGTACAAGGGTTCACGACCCGAAAAGGTCGGCAAGGGAACTACACGAGTGCCATTGTTTGAGGTGGTGAGTTGGGTAGCACGACCAGCGGCTTTGCAAGATGGCGGCATGGGTGGAGCAGATGATTCAGCCTCACCATTTGATGCGCCAAAGCCAGTAGCCAAGCCAGCACCTAGCAAACCAACACCCTCACAAAGTGATGATGAGATGTTCAGCTAAACACTGAACCAACTAGCACCAGAGTTTTCGGGGGAGAACTCTGGTTTTTTTGTCTCTTTAACTTTGGTAGGTGGTATGAATGAGTTGGCATTATTTGCGGGAGTTGGCGGGGGAATCCTTGGAGGACATTTGCTTGGGTGGAGAACAGTTGCCGCTGTTGAAATTGAAGACTTCCCACGCAGAGTTTTATTGCAACGGCAAGCTGATGGACTCTTACCTAGATTCCCTATATGGGATGACATTTGCACCTTTGATGGGAAACCCTGGAGAACAAAAGTCGATGTCATCACAGGAGGTTTTCCTTGCCAGGACATCTCAGTCGGAGGAAAAGGCGATGGACTTGAAGGAGAAAGATCAGGTTTGTGGAGAGAGATGGCAAGGGTTATTGGCGAAGTACGACCCAATTATGTCTTTGTGGAGAACTCCCCAATGCTCACTTCTCGAGGACTTGGAACAGTCCTTGGAGACTTGGTCAAATTGGGGTTCAATGCTAAATGGGGTGTGTTGGGAGGAGACAATGCCAAACTACCTCATAGAAGAAAACGAATTTGGTTGTTGGCTACCCACCATGAGTGTAAGCATGAAGAATGGGGCGGCAAGCAAAAGATATTTGAATTCAAAGGAATATCGAGGGAGTATGCCGATGGAGTGGATAAGAACGAGCAAGGATTGCGCTCAATACTTCAACCCGGACTATGCCGAACTTCTAATGGACTTCCCCATCAAGTGGACAGACTTAAAGCCGTTGGCAATGGACAAATTCCAATCGTGGCGGCAACAGCATGGCGAATCCTTACAGAAAGATAACTAAATGTCAGCACAACAAATAGCCACTACCTTGGGTAACGCAAAGAAGGTAGGCAATGGTTACCTAGCAAGTTGTCCTGTTCCTCATCATGGTCAGGGCAATGGAGACAAGAATCCATCTCTATCAGTGACAGATGGTGAGGATGGCAACATACTCTTTAAGTGTCATGGTGGGTGCGATCAGCAATCAGTGTTCAGCACCATCAAGGACATGGGACTCCTCCCACAGCTACCAGACAGACCAGAATACCTTTCAAATGTCAGACCCATCATGCCAGCAATACCAATCCTAGAAAATGAATGGGTCTATACAGACGAGAACGAGTTACCCCTATTCCTCAAGCAAAGATACAAGACCTTTGATGCCAAAGGTAAGACCTATAAGACTCTCAGAGTCATGGCTGATGGCAGTCGGGTAGGGAAGTTGGGAGATTGCAGAATCGTGCCTTACAGATTGCCCGAGGTGCAACAGGCGGTTGCCGAGGGTAGAGCAATCTACATCTGTGAGGGTGAAAAGGCGGCAGATGCCTTGTGCAGTCTGGGAGTCGTAGCCACAACATCTCACGCTGGTGCAGGGAACTGGAATCCTGACTTGAACCAATACTTCACAGGCGCAAATGTCGTTGTAGTGCCAGACAATGATGCCGCTGGTTGGGGTTATGCAGACAAGATCGTTCAGTCGTTGCTTTCAGTGGTCAAAAGCATCAGGGTCATTGATCTGGAGTTGCCAAAGCCAAAGGAAGACGCATACGAGTTTGTCTACAAGTATTCAGGCACGAAGGAAATACTGGCAAGCAAAGCCAAGAAGTCTCAGCCCCTGACTGCTGAAGATGTCATCCTGATACCCAAAAGATTGATCGAATCAGCAATTGATGACCTGTTAAGCCACAACAATGAACCCAGAGAAGAGCAACAACCTAGTGAGTCGCAAAGAAAGAAGCTAGTTGTCGAGTCTTGGGACTCGATCAAGGATGAACCAGTTGAGTGGCTGATAGATTCCATCATCCCAAAGAAAGCCTTTGTTGCCCTGTACGCACCACCAGCAAGTTACAAGTCATTCATCTCCCTCGATTTGGCAGAAGCAATTGCAACTGGTCGGGATTGGATGGGTTACAGGATACCTAAGAAAGGCGCAGTTCTTTACATTTGCGGTGAGGGTCATGGTGGCATGGGCGCAAGGGTGAAGGCTTGCAAGATACAGAACCAAAGTCCTGATGGCGCAAACTTGTACATCATCAGAGCGCAATTGAACCTCAGATCGTCACCAGAAGACTTTGCCGAACTCCTCAACGCAATCAATGACCTGATTGCTGAGATAGATGAGCCTTTAGAGATCATCATCCTTGACACCCTGATGAGGATGTCTGGTGGTGGCTTCAACGAGAACAGTTCCGAAGATATGGGTGCATTCATCACCCAAGCAGGGAAGCTACAGGAAATCTTTGAATGTGCTTTGATGGTGATTCACCACAGCGGCAAAGATGTCACCAAAGGACTGCGAGGTCACTCCTCCTTACTTGGTGCTGTGGACACTGAACTTGAGATACAAAGGCAAGATTCGGTCATCAACTCATCAGATGCGAGCGTGATAGGGAATGCAATTCTTACCGTCAGTAAGCAAAAGGATGGCGCTGACAGCATCCAGATCGGCATTGAGATCGTGTCGGTGGAGATCGGGAAATCGGACTTGGGCTTTGAAATACTCACCTCATTAGCCATCAGGCAGAACCAAGACATAGCCAGCACTACCCAAAAGGGGAGCAAAAACAATGCGGGTAGCGGTGGAAATCAGCGTTTGGAGATGGATTCGTTAATGAAAGTGATTAAGGCTAAAGCATCATATCGTGAAGTAGATGGTACTAGTCGGTATGGAGTGGCTTTGGACGATTGGAGGGCTGAGTTTTGGTCTATGAAGGGTTGCTCTGAGGAGGATAAAGCGTCCTTTAAGAAGGCTTGGTTGCGTGCCAGAGAGAGATTGGTAGCCGTAAATAAGATTGTCATTGGGGACAATTGGGTATGGTTGAAGGCTAGTTCGGAGGGATTCTGATATGTATGTTTATACAGTGACAAACGGGACAAACGGGGACAAATGTCCCAAATGTCCCCCCGAGGAGATGGGGACAAACCACCTCAGGTCTATGTACCTGAGGTTTGTCTCCTGTCACTTTGTCTCTTTGTCTTTTTGTAAAGGAAATTGAAAATGAGTCGTTCACGATCAAGAAAAGATGTTCCAGATGTTCAAGTACCTAAACAGCAAGCAACGGTTTGGGAGATTCAGTCTAATGCTGTGTTGATGGAATTGGAGACTAGGAAAGAGCTTCATCATCAAAATTGGGGAATTGATAGGTTGATTACTTTAGTTGACAGTGAGTTTAGGGTTAAGTTTTGGGGTCAGATGGGTAGGGTTTGGGACAGTCTGGAGTTTGGGGACATTGAGAGACTCAAGAAAGCTGTTCAAGGAATGGTCAAAGGTTATGAGGCTTTGGAGAAGTGGGGTACAGAGAATGGAGTGCCACAGAATCCAAAGACCAAGTTCTTGGAGTGGAAAACTCAGGATGGGAAAATCGTTGCAGTTGTCCAGACCATTAACGATAGCCTTGACCTACAGCGTGAACGCAAAGACTTGAACACGATCTGGACACTGGAAGAGTTCGAGATTGTCCTAGCCGACCCCTTTGTTCAAGAGATCATGTCGTTGAAGGCACTTGACCCAACTGCACAGGTCAAGATGTTCAAGAAGACAGCACCCATCAGTACAGGCTCTGGCTTTGATGACATGGAAGATGACCTAGAGCCTGTATATGGTGGGACTGAACCGCCTAAGATGTTTCACTTGCCGCATAAGAAGTGATGGGTAAAGGCAGACCATCCAGTTTGAATGTCAAATACTTTCAGCGGCAACTCGGTGAGGCTGAAAGGACAATCCTTGCTTGTGCTGGCGATGGTGACATATCGTTAGGGTTCAAAGTGGTCATTGAATCCTTTGCGGTTTTATGGGAAGCTGGATACAGACCTCAGAACGATTTATCTGATTTCCTAGGGCTAGATACAGACGAGGAGTGAAAGCCTGTTCTAGCCCTGTTTAAAGGCTTTCTAGCGGCATTACCAGTTATGTGTTCTGCCTAGCCTTTTTTAATATTTGCAAATGCGAATCAATATCATTATCAAGTACCCCAATAATGCACCCTCCGCCTCTTTCCCTCTCCGCCTCCCCGCCAGATTTCGATTTGCCGATTTTCGAGTTATCCACAGGTTATCCACAGATTTGGATGGGAGTTATCCACATTTGCCCCGATTGGTTTAATTTTGCGTCTCAGTTCCTGTAAGTTTGTAATACTTCCTGTGATTTTGACTTAACATAATGGACATTGTATTAAATGGAATTTGTAAGCAATCTGCAAGTTACAGAAAATGTCTAGGAAAATCAAGCACTTACAGGCGCACCTCTGCAAATGGAGTTGTCCACAGAAAAAAGTTCTCAAATTTTTGCAGGGGGGGGGAGGGGGGTCGGTCGGTCGGTCGAAGTTGTGGGGGCATCCGACCCACCGAAAAAGTGAAAATGGAAAAAAAAGGCGAAGAGTCCACTATCCGCTACGAAAAAAAAGGAGTTGGTGGCTCCCATGAAGCAGGGTCTGGGCGCAATTCAACAACGAAAGAAACCCAACGGAGCTAAACCGTTTCCACCAACGCTGATAAATCTAGCATATCAAGCCACAATTTGCTATAGTCCCCACCTATCACGCCCACAAAGACAAGGACAATCGTGAAAATAGAACAGATTGACAGCATCCAAGATGAAAGCCCACAGCCACAGCTAGACAAGAAGAAAGCTGGCAGACCCAAGGGCATCTATGGCTTAAAGCGTCAGATACAGGAGTACGCAAGGAATCCTGACTTAGCGTTGCCCAAGACTGACAGCCAGAGAATCAAAGACTTGAAGGATATGCTTATCAAGTCTAGCGGTAAGGATGTTGTCGAGAAGATGATTTCCATTGCGTTAAACGACAACCATCCTGCTCAAATGGCGGCTATCAAGATGTGCGTAGACCGCACACTACCTGTTTCCATGTTTGAAAAGGATAAGAGCCAGAGGAGTGCAGTCACCATCAATATCACTGGCATAGGCGCACCAGTAGTCTCACCAACGACAATTGAGCCAGATGACATTCAAGACATAGAGGCTAAGAATGGCTGACCTGAACTTTGCGCTATTGCCTTGGCAACAGGATGTGTATGCCGACAAGACGAGGTTCAAGGTTGTGGTGGCGGGGCGTAGATGTGGTAAGTCTAGGTTAGCAGTCACTACGCTACTGATTGAAGGTTTAAGCTGTCCCTCTGGCAGTGCTGTGCTTTATGTCGCACCTACCCAAGGTCAGGCGAGACAGATTATTTGGGATGTTTTGCTTGACATTGGCAGGGAGATCATCACCAGTAGCCATGTGAACAACATGGAAGTGACTTTGATTAACGGTGCAAAGATATACATCAGGGGGTCAGACAGACCCGACACCTTGCGAGGTGTGTCTTTGACTTATGCAGTTCTGGACGAGGTTGCCGACATTAAGCCTGAGACTTGGGAACAGGTCATTCGTGCTTCACTCTCAGACAAGCGTGGCAGAGCGATGTTCATTGGGACACCCAAGGGTCGAAACTGGTTCTATGACCTGTACAACTTGGGGCAAGAAGGCGAAGACCCTGATTGGAAAAGTTGGCATTTCACCACTAAAGATAACCCACTTATTGACCCTACAGAGATTGAATCTGCCAAGAAAACCTTGAGTTCCTTTGCGTTCAAACAAGAATACCTAGCCAGTTTCGACAATGCGGGGAGTGATGTCTTCAAGGAGGAGTGGCTGAAGTATGGGGAAATCCCTGATATTGGTAGCTATTTCATAGCGGTTGACTTGGCGGGGTTTGAGGAGGTGGCAAAGCAAGCCGCCAACTCTAAGAAGCGTCTAGACCAGAGTGCCATTGCGGTGGTGAAGGTGACTGATGATGGCAAGTGGTATGTTGAGAAGATTGAGTATGGGCGGTGGGACATCAGGACTACTGCCGCCAACATCTTGCTGGCGATCAGGGACTACAAGCCAATATCCATCGGGATTGAGCGTGGGGCATTAAAAAATGCGGTACTTCCCTATTTGTCTGATTTAATGCGAAAATCCAATGTGTACGCTCATATTGTGGATTTGACGCATGGGAATCGCAAGAAGTCAGATCGAATCATTTGGGCATTGCAAGGACGCTTTGAGCATGGCAGAATCGTGCTTAACAAGGATGAGGATTGGTCGGAGTTCGTTGACCAGTTGCTGATGTACCCATCCCAAGGGGTACACGATGATCTTCCTGATGCGTTAAGTTATATAGATCAGTTATCTATAACCTCATACTTTGAGGCAGATGATGAAGACGAGTGGCAACCAATCGACATCATTAGCGGTATATGAGGGCATTAAATGGCAACAGATAAAGAAGTCAAACTTGAACAGAACGAATATTATGAGCCAACTGAGGCTGATAAAGAACTGACAGCATTTGTTACTGACCATTGCACCAAGTGGCGTGACTACAGGGACACCAACTTCCTCCCTGATTGGCTTGAGTATGAGCGCATCTTTCGTGGTCAATGGGCTGTAGAAGACAAGACTCGTGAGTCAGAGCGTAGCCGTATCGTTACTCCTGCCACTCAGCAAGCAGTTGAGACTCGTCACGCTGAGATCATGGAAGCAATCTTTGGTCAAGGTGAGTTCTTTGACATTGAAGACAATATCCAAGATATAAACGGTAACCCCATTGATGTTGAGTTGATTAAGGCTCAACTGACTGAAGACTTTAAGAAGGACAAAATCAGAAAAGCTATCGACCAGATCGAGTTGATGGCTGAAATCTATGGGACAGGCATTGGCGAGATTATCGTCAAGACCGAAAAAGAGTTTATCCCTGCTACTCAAGCAATTCCCAATATGCAAGGTCAAGCCGCAATTGGTGTGATTGAGCGAGACAGGATTGGCGTGAAAATCATGCCGATCAACCCTAAGAACTTCCTGTTTGACCCTAACGGCACATCCATTGATGACTGTATGGGTGTTGCTATTGAGAAGTATGTCTCAATACACAAGATTGTTGCTGGCATTGAAAAAGGCATCTACCGCAAGGTCGACATCACCCCTACCTATGAAGACACCGATCTTGAGCCTACCCAAGAGGTGAGCCAGTATCAGGATGAAAAAGTACTGTTGCTGACCTACTATGGTCTTGTGCCTCGTGAGTACCTGAACAACTTGGCAGAAAATAAAGACATCGTTGACTTGTTCCCTGAGAACTCAGCGGCTGAAGACT